GGGTTTTACCGTCATATTCGTGTGGCGACAATGGACCACCTAAGGCAGCCCCTCCTCTCATCTTACGGCTACCTTTTTTATTACTCCTTTTCTTGTGACTGTCTTTTTTAACAAATCCAAAATGACCTTTTTTGGTTAAAAATCCAGCCTTCACAAGACGTTTTTCTTTTTTCGCAGAAGTATGCTTTTTTCTAGAAACAATACGACCGTGCTTGTTCATTAACAAATGAGATTTTGTAAGACCACCGCTAGTTTTTTTAGCTGTTCCGTGCCATACTTGTGCACGACTACCTATATTTTGTTCGAACGACATTATAAGATTATATGAGAAAATAATATTACTAAATATATTGGAACGCGTTGCTCTAAAAAAAATTCTTTGGTGGTTTCCCGCTTCCTCCTGGCATTCCCTGAGAATAACCTAAATGGTTTATATTTATTTGTTCGCCTAAATAAAAATTACCATATTGTGGTTTCCAACCTCTATAATTATTTATTACTTGTGATACTCTTCTATAATTTGAAATATTTGAGTTTATTGTGTTAGAATCGGGAGATACTTTGTTATATTGAACTGGTGCAATACACATACACTCGGATGAAGTGTTTGTATTAAATATGTTAGGATCTATAGTTCTATATACTGCATTATAATTAATCATTCTTTTAGCATAAGATTTGTTTCTAGGAATAAAATTTCTTCTTGATGACATTTAATATATATTATTATTTATATTTATTTATATTTATTTTTTAGTGTTTTGTATTATTTTTATCCTTTTACTTTAATTATGGTTGCTTATAAATAAAATTGAAATTATTTAAAGAAATAAGGAGAAACTAATCCACTACAAAAATGAGCGCTAACGACGTAAACCTTTCAAATAAATATCAGAAGAAGACTGATTTAGAGCACATTTTGTCTAATCCAGACACATATATTGGCTCTGTCGAAGAGATTGAATCCGAACAATGGATTGTTAATAGCGAAGGAGATAAAATCATTGAAAAAAATATTAAATATATACCTGGCCTATTTAAATTGTTTGATGAAGGTATTGTCAATTGTCGTGACCACGTAGTTCGTATGCAGCAATCGATCAACAATAAACAAGAAAATTGTTTGCCTGTAACTAATATTGAAATCACAATTGACCCAGATGGAACCATTACTATGTTAAATGATGGTAATGGTATTGATGTAGCGGAACATCCAGAACATAAGATGTGGATCCCTGAGATGATATTTGGGCATCTTCGTACATCAACAAATTATGATAAAACAGAAAAAAAAATCGTTGGAGGTAAAAATGGATTTGGATTTAAACTTGTGTTAATTTGGTCGACCTATGGTTCGGTTGAAACAGTTGATCATATTCGAGGGCTCAAATACAAACAAGAATTTAAAAATAATCTGGATGAGATTTGTAAACCATCTATTACGAAATGCAAGAATAAGCCTTATACTAAAATCACATTTAAACCTGATTATGCGCGCCTTGGAATTGATGGACTTACACCAGACATCATTTCACTTTTGCAAAAAAGAATTTATGATGTTGCTGCAATAACCGATAAAAATTTAAAGGTAAAGTATAATGATAAACTTGTACCAGTAAAGAATTTTCAACAATATATTGATATGTATATTGGAGATAAAAGTGCATCCCCTCGTGTTTATGAAGATAACGGTGAACGATGGGAATATGCGGTTGCTTTAACACCTACGAATGAGTTTGTCCAAATTTCGTTTGTAAATGGTATTCATACTGCTAAAGGAGGCAAACACGTAGAATATATTTTAAATCAAATTACCCGCAAATTAGTTGAATTTATTGAAAAGAAAAAGAAGGTGAAGGTGAACCCAAATAGCATAAAGGAACAACTCATCTTATTCTTGCGGTGTGACATCGAAAACCCAGCGTTCGATAGTCAGACAAAGGACTATATGAATACGCCTTCTTCTAAGTTTGGTTCAAAATGTGACGTAAGTGATAAGTTTATTGAAAAAGTTGCCAAGATGGGTGTAATGGATGCTGCCTTGCAATTGACAGAAGTAAAAGAAAATAAAGCAGCAAAAAAAACCGACGGTGTTAAGAGCAAGACCGTTCGAGGTATTCCTAAATTAACAGATGCGAATTGGGCTGGAACAGATAAATCAAAAGATTGTATGATTATCTTTTGTGAAGGAGATTCAGCCAAGGCAGGCATTATATCTGGTTTATCTTCAGAAGACCGCAATACGATTGGTGTATATCCTATGAAGGGGAAAATTCTAAATGTTCGTGGAGAGAATACGAAGAAAATATCGGAGAATAAAGAAATTACTGAAATCAAAAAAATACTTGGTCTAGAAATGGGCAAAAAATATAATACAATCGAAGATGTGTATAAACAATTACGTTATGGTAAGGTATTATTTATGACAGATCAGGATTTAGATGGTAGTCACATTAAAGGTCTTGGTATTAATCTATTTCAATCTGAGTGGCCAACACTTGCAAATATTCCAGGTTTTATTGGTTTTATGAATACGCCTATTTTAAAGGCAAAGAAAGGTAATTTAGAGTTAAATTTCTATAATGATGGCGAATACAATGTGTGGAAGGAAGAAAATGAAAATAAAGGTTGGAAAATAAAATATTACAAAGGTTTAGGTACTAGCACAGGTAAAGAATTTCGCGAATACTTTGAAAAAAAGAAGCTAGTAGGCTTTGAACATTCTGAAAAAAGCGATGATTGTATTGATATGGTGTTTAATAAAAAAAGAGCAGATGATAGAAAAGAGTGGCTAAAACTGTACCAAAGGGATTCTTACTTAGATACATCGATGGAAAATGTTTCTTATGAAGAATTTATTCATAAAGAACTTATACATTTCTCCAAATACGACTGTGATAGAAGTATTCCAAATTTAATGGATGGTCTGAAAATTAGTTTAAGAAAAATTTTGTTCTCGGCGTTTAAAAAGAACTTGACTTCTGAGATTAAGGTCGCACAGTTTTCAGGGTATGTTTCTGAGCATTCTGGGTACCATCACGGCGAAGCTAGTTTAAATGCCGCTATTGTAGGAATGGCACAGAACTTTGTTGGTTCAAACAATATTAATTTATTTATGCCAAATGGTCAATTTGGAACACGATTGCAGGGTGGTAAAGATAGCGCTTCTGAAAGATATATATTTACACAATTAAATAAAATTACTAGATGTATATTTCCTTCAGAAGATGATGCTATTTTAAATTATTTAAACGACGATGGTTTGCTTGTTGAACCGATTCATTATGCGCCAATTATTCCTATGATTTTGGTAAATGGCTCAAAAGGTATTGGTACAGGTTTTAGCACAGATATTATGTGTTATAATCCTTTACAAATCGTTGCATATTTAAAAAATATACTGGAAGGAAATAAGAACGTTAATGAAACCGATTTTATTCCTTATTACGAAGGGTTTAAAGGGATTATTTCAAAAATTACGGATGAAAAATTCTTAATCAAAGGAACATACGAAAAAATCGGGATTGATAAAATTAAAGTAAACGAATTACCCATTGGATATTGGACGGAAGATTTTAAGGAGTTATTGGAGGAATTAATTGAGCCTTCACCAGGAAAAGATGGGAAAAAACCATTGACCATCATTAAAGATTATGATGATATGAGTAAAGATACAAATGTTGATTTTACAATTACATTTTCAAAAGGAAAATTGGAAGAATTAGAACAAATGTCTGGAGATTATGGTTGCAATGGGGTTGAAAAAATATTGAAATTATATACAACCAATACTACTACAAATATGCATTTGTTTGATTCCAATGATAAATTAAATAAATATGAAAAAATACACGAAATCATTGATGATTATTATGAAGTAAGATTCGAACTATATAAGGCAAGAAAAGACTTTATGATTGATGCGTTGGAAAAAGAATTGGTTGTTTTATCTAATAAAGCAAAATATATACAAGAAAACTTAGATGGCACGATTGATTTAAGAAAGAAAAGTAAGGATGTTGTTATTGTTATGTTGGAAAGTAAAAAGTACGATAAAATTGAAGAAGACCCTGAGTATAAATATCTTGTAAAGATGCCGATGGATTCCGTAACAGAAGAGAGTGTAATGAAACTTTTAAAAGATAAGTCAACTAAGGAAAAAGAACTGGAGAGTATTAAAAATACAACTATTCAACAAATGTGGTTATCCGAGTTAGATAAACTTCAACAACAGTACATTGAATACAAAGAAGAACGTTCGCGATTAATGAATGGAGAGACTATAGTAAAACCAAACAATAAGAAAGTTGTCTCTAAAGGACCATTAAAAAAAACCAAACAACCTTTAGTTTTAGAGGAAGATTAAAATTATGTATTAAATTATTTATATTTAAAGATTCTAATAATATTATTAAATGTTTGGTAAACTTTTACATTTGAGAAATATAGGATACACTCCCGATGCTATATTAGATATTGGCGCACATCACGGTAATTGGACAAATGCAATGAAAAATATATATAATAATTGTGATTACTATTTGTTTGAAGCAATCGATTATACTGAATTACAACAATTTTTTTATTCTAATAATACAAAAGTATATAATGTTTTACTAAATGATAAAGTAGAAGAAGTTAATTGGTATCAAATGAAAAATACGGGTGATTCCATATTTAGAGAGAAAACCAAACATTTTACAAATTGCCAAATCATTAAAAGAACTACAATAGATTTAAATACTCATATTTTAGAGAAAAACATTTTACAAGATAAAAAAAATATATTAATTAAGATTGACTGCCAGGGAGCTGAAATACCTATATTAAAAGGATCAACTTCTATTTTAAATAGAACCGATTTTATAATTTTAGAAATGCCATTATTTGGACAATATAATGAAGGTGTACCTGGGTTTTTAGAGCATATCAGTTTTATGGATACTATAGGATTTATTCCATATGATATAATTGATAATCACTATATTAATGGATTTAATATGCAAGTTGATATGTTATTCATAAATAAAACACACGAATTAAATGATATTGTTAATAAATTGTTATTATAAACATTTGACTTTACAATTTCACATATATATTGAAAAAATATGGTAAGTATAAAAAATTTATACAAATATAAATTTTTTACTTGTTTTCTTTTAGAACCACGATTTTAATTCTAATTGTCTATCATTGTTACTTGACATAACCGGGTGTGCAATAGGAACGGCTAATGTGCTAACATCGTCTATATATTTCATATATCCTTGAGCCTCACTATAAACTTGTTGAATACAGTAAGTTAAAACAATTTTATTTAACTCTTCGATTTGTTCTTTATAATTAAATGGTTGGTTTGTACAATTTTGAAGATATACACTTCTCATTATTATTTTTAAAGAATCTACATCTTGCTCTCCAATCGTATATTGTCCATTTGACTTATGATATACGCCAGACCGAATACCATTTTGTATTATTTGAATATTTTGTTGAGAGAAAAATGCTTGCGACAAAGGCGACGATGTCCACAAACCTTCCGTTGCATTCCTAAAAGTAACACATTCATTAGCTGGTATTTTATCATATAATTTAAATAAATCAGAAGTATTAGGAGTTTTAATATCTACACGTCCATTATTTACTTTGCTCATTTATATTACTCAAATAGAAAAAATTATATATATTTATTTTATATGGAAGGTTTTCAAAAAATAGTTCTTTATTCCGCTATTATTATATTAATTATTGCTTTGATAATTATTGGAATATCTTTAACATACTCAAAGGCAAAAATATGGCCGCCTATGGTACCTAATTGTCCTGATTATTGGACAATTGACGGTTCTGGTAATAATTCAACGTGTACAAATGTTCTAGATTTAGGAACATGTCCTGCTTCAAGCGGGACACAGCATTTAGTTATGAATTTTAATAATCCTCCATATACTGGTTCACAAGGCACTTGTAATAAATATACTTGGGCTACAAAATGCGGTGTGAGCTGGGACGGTATAACATATGGCGCAAATAACCCGTGTCAATAATTTACATAATTTTGAAATAAATTTTAATAATAAAATGTATTTTAATTTTACTATTGTTCAATTAATATATATATAAAAAGAAAATATTAAATATACTAGATGGAAGATTTAAATATTAATGATCTATTAAAGAGACAAGATAAAGCTTCCGCTATTAAAGAATTCTTAAAAGATTTTGAATTAAATAAAAATAATTTACTTTATAAAAAAGGTATATATGTTTACGGAGATCCTGGAACAGGTAAAACTATATTTGTAACTAATATTTTAAAAGAAATGAATTATGATATTATTAAATATGATGCTAGTGATATAAGAAATACGACAGTTATTGAAGATATACAAAAACATAATATGTCAGATAAAAACATTTTGAGTTTATTCAATAAAAAGGTAAGAAAAATTGCTATTATTATGGATGAAATAGATGGTATGAATAGTGGCGATAAAGGTGGTATAAATAGTTTAATAAAACTTATTAGGCCAAAAAAAACAAAGAAGCAAAAATTAGAAGAAATTACTATGAACCCAATTATATGTATTGGAAATTATAGACTTGACAAAAAAATAAAAGAGCTCATTAAGGTATGTAATACTATAGAACTTATAACACCTAATATGCAAGAAATATTAAATATAACCAACATATTATTACCAAGTATTAACGAAAAGACAAAATCTGTAATTGCGAATTTTGTTCAAGGAGACTTGAGAAAACTGAATAATATTTTTAAATTTTATAAAAGTAAACCAGAAATTTTTAATAATGATATAATAGAAAATATACTTCAAATAAAGTCTTATAACGACGACACAAAAAATATTACAAAAAAACTTATGAATAATTACTATAATATTTATGAACATAATATCATTATGAATGAAACAGATAGAACAAGTGTTGGGCTTTTATGGCACGAAAATATTATTGATTGTATTGAAAAAATAGATAAAAAAGACTCTATACCATTTTATATAAAACAATTAGATAACATATGTTTTTCTGACTATATTGATAGGATAACATTTCAAAAACAAATATGGCAATTAAGCGAAATG